GAACCATACGAGCCACAGGGTTAGTAGCAATCTTTACACCAGCAGTTAGTGCCTGCTTGATTGCTACAGGGTCTCCACCAGGTACGAATTGGTTTAGGAACACCTTAAAGACTTCATCAGAGTTAGTTGCAGCGGCAAGTTCATTAACCATGTTGTCATCTAACTTGCGACCAAACAAGCGACGAAGGCGTACAGGGCTAGTTTCCTTTGCAATCAAATCAGCAATAGGCTGGAATTGACGTCCAAGGATAAACTTAAGTGCCTTATCAGCATTGGGAGTATCTAAAACCTCACCCATAAAGTTATCTGTTACACCAATTTGAGCAAGGATTGACTCTCTAAATACATTGTTCTCTGTAATTTCAAGTTCAAGTTTAAGAAGGTTTTTGATACCTGCGTTTGATGGGTCTTGGATAAGTTCTTTAAGCATCTCTGGGTCATTATCTGCTTGCTGACGTAGTGCATTAAACCAATCTTCTTTATCCTTTAAGTCTAATGTCTTGTTAGATAGAGTATTGATTTCATTTTCTAAACGAGCAATTTCATCTTTTGAATTCTTAACTGAATCAAGAAGTTTAAGAATGTTAGGACCAAGGTTAGTTGGGTCTAGAATCTCTGCAGCAGCATTACCAAACTCTGCTTGCTTAGCAGCAAGACGCTTAGTGTTAGTTACTACAACTCCACCAGTCTCGCCGTAAATAGAGCGAATGTTTGTAAAGCCGTCTACTTTCCAAACCTTTTGTACTAAATCAGAAATCTTAGCCATAACAACAGGGCTTTGGTATTGAGCAATTTCACCAATAAGTGTGCCTAGGCTTTTACCTGCAACTAATTCATCTCCCATAGAAAACAATGAACCAACAAAGCCATCAAGGTTGGACATATCTTCGCGTAATCTAGAAGATAGGTCTGTAAAGATACGGAATTCAGCCTCTGGAGCATTCTTAGCAACCTTATCTAACTCATCTGCAAACTTAGCACGGCGTAAACTTTCTGCCATACGCATTTTTTCGCTAGCATTGACATATGTATCTGCCATATCAAGGAGATTAAGTTCTTTGTCACCCTTTAATGTAACAGCAAATTCGTCTGCATTGTGAACACCAATTGAGATTGCGTTTGCACGTGGAACTTCGTCCATGATGAGGTAGCCATCAAAGAATCCAGCAGTGTTTTTCATGTCAGCGCTGAGAAGTCCAATAGCCTTGGTCAATTCACCAGTCTGCACTGTAGGATTTTCTACAATAAACTTAGCAAGAGCAGTAGGAGACAGTACAGCATCGGCTGCTGCGTCTACACCTTCCCAAGCATAGATATCTTTAGAGGTATTGAGAAGTTTCTTAAATGTACCAATTTGCATATTGGTAATTTCTGTTTCTCTTGCAATAATTTCTTGTTCTGCTTTTTTGTACTTAGAAGCATAACGCTTGTAAGGACTTGAAATCTTTTTTGATTGCTTGTCTCTTAGAATCTGACCAGTTTTTTCTAGTTCATCAACGGCTTCTTTAGCCATATTATCAAAGCCAGCCTTGTTGACTTGTGATAATTCCTTAGAAAGAGTAGTTACTGTCCTGCCTTGGCTTAGAATTTTGCCTACAGAACCAGGTCCAAACCAGATTGATGGGTCTAACGAAACGTTAAGAACTGCATCTACAATACCAGATGATACACGGTAGGCGTTACTATTTGGATTCATGCCTATACCATTAAAAATACCGCGACCAATAGTAAATGACTTACCATTAATTCTTCCGTACTTACCCATAGAGGCAGCCTGTGCTTTGCCAACCTTGCTTTCAGGTGTGATAAAGAAACCTTCACCCTGTCCAGCAAGTCCACCTGTAAGGGAAACTCCACCTCTGGCTGCTTGTTGAACTATTTGTCCTAGTTGTGTGCTTTCGCCAAGAATATTACCAGTAACATCTTTTAATAATTGTCCTGCAGCACCTTCTTCTCCACGGAATAATGCAGTTGTGCTACGTGCAATAGCCGTAGTCGCATCATAAGGAGAACGAAGCGCAGCAAAAAGTAAACGTGTAGTGCCCTTGAATGGGTCGTAGATTGTATTATCAAAAGCATTCTGCACTGCACCTAAAATTCCACGGTCAGGAGAAACCTTCTTTTTTAATTTATCTACATTAAAAGCATCTGTTTTAAGCGCAGCGATTCCGTCTATCGTTGTAATTTTATCTAGCCCAGGAGTATTTGCATCTAATCCTTGGCGTACCATAGACATAACAAGGTCCTTGCTCATACCAGGATACTTGTTAGTAATAGAGTTAAAATTTGCATAGGTCTGAGGAGTCAATGACCCCATCTGGACCTGCATGAGACGTTGCGCTGGAGTTAAAGCCATTACATAGATTCCATCTCGTTGTACGCTTCAACCATCATCATAAGTTGACGTGACTCTGGGTTTGCTGCAGCCATAGCGCGAACGAAAATAGAATCAGGATTTGGTGCGTTTACAGGAAATGGTTGTGCTTCTACACCACGACCAGGACCAAACTCTGCACCATCTGAAAGAGGAACACCCTGTGCACCTGAGCCACGCTCAAAAGCATTTACAGTAGGAATTTGAGATACAGGTGATGGTTCTGGCATGCTTGGGCTAGGTACGTTAGTAGATGCACCACCAGCAATTGATGTTAAGTCAGCACGCTGACCATAGCCACCGCCAGATGCATTTTGCATCTTTGCTTCGCGTTGAATCTTTGCTACACGCTCAGAAACATTATTGTCAGTACGAGATGAGTTTGCTCCTACGCCTGAGACCTTTTCATTAATAGCCATTAGTCTTCATCCTCATCTAAGTGTTTTCTAATATCTTCTATTGTTGGTGCTGATACCATCCATTCAGGACGCATCTCTCTTGCAGATAAAATCCACAATGCATTATCAACTGTAAATCCTGCTTTACGCAATGACTTATAAAATTCATGTAACTCGATAGCGTACTGGTCTAGTTTTGAGTAGTCTTCTTCAACTACTTTCTTCTTTCTTGTAGCCATTTGAGTTCCTTATCCTAGTCCCGCTAACATTGTTGCTAAATCTGCTGGTGCTCCCTGTTGTTGAGGGGCCCCGCCAGAAGGTTGTCCAGGAGCCGCTGGGGACGGGGGCGCTTGCTCAACTGGGCCTTGTGTGCCTGGCGGAGCCATCTCTGTCTGTGGAGGCTGTGCAGGTGTTTCCACCTTAAACACTGCCAACGCAGCAGACTCTATGCTCTCCCCTTTACGACGACGTTCAATAACATCGGCAATATTTTGGATTAACTTAGTTGGGTCTTGACCCTGTGCAACCATTGCTGGAATTGCTTGTGCGCTTGCAGTAATTGATGCAGTAAGGTTTTCGCGCATTTTTTCAATCTCAATACGTTGTTCTTCCATAGTAACGTTAACGCTCCATGGTAACTCACGGCGAATAAAGTCTTTAGATACTAAATCAGCACCTAATGCTTGAAGAGAGAAAATCAGGGCACGTGAAGGGTCTAATCCAGCCATCAAGCCATATCGGACTTCTACCGAAGTATCGCCCTTAATGTCCTTGCCTGGCATGTACTTTAACTCGTACGGTGTTCCTTGCGCTATGCCTCTGACGTTCTTTTCTTTATTGAAAAGGACTTCATCCATTTCAAAACATAACTTGACGACATCTTCTAACACCTCAGCAAGAACTGTTTGACCAGCCTTAATCTGAGAGTCAAAAGCACCAAGCAATGCCTGGACACCTTGGCCAGTGATAACACTAGCGTCGATGTTTCCAGTTCTACCTTCAGGATATCGAGCACCTAAACGCAATTCAGATTGGAGGGCTGATTGCTCCTGGAAAGTAGCCGCGGGAATGTCCAAACGAACACGCCCAACACCATTAGGTTGATTAGTACGAATGATTGCATCTGGGCCCATAGGCATATCCAGAACGTCATCAGGTACTACGAGTGGAGCCTGGATGGACTTTTCAGCCGCTTCCATAGCAAGGTTTGCAAAACGAGCACGAGCAAGTTGTACGAAAATTACATCATCAAATTGTCCGCGAGGCTTTCCATCAATAGATGGACGCTCAGCGACGACAACAGTCATTCTACCCATAGGGTTCTTAGCATAACTAAGGATTAAATCTTTGCGTGAGGGAACGTACAAGATGATTGATTCTTTATCCATATAGCGGATAACTTCAATCTCTTGATTCAAGTTCTGGTCATAGCCATACTGACCTAGCAATGCACGGTCAAACTCAGGGAACTCATTGACTAGTTCAATCAATGTTTTATTGTAACGCTTAGCATATGCAACTAAACGGCCAAAACGGTCACGTTCGTAGTAGACACCAGTAGGGTCTTCCACGCGAATACGAGGCAGGCTGTTATCCCAATCTGCTTCCACATGGATTGGTAAAAATCCATATGAGAAGTACTGGTCAGAACCTGGATACATCTGCGTCTGTAAACGTGAATGATAAACATAATTATTAGCAATCATACTACGCTTGTCAGCATACGCGCGTGCGCGGTCTGATGTTACATTTGTAGTAGAACAGTTAATAGATGGTAGTGGTGCTAATACTTCTGCTAAGTCGCGTGCTGCGACATCGATGAAGTTTGCAACCATAGCATGTGACATGCCCTCAGGAAACATGTCGGGAAATATCTCGACCATCTTTCCTTGACGCACGGCAAGTACGTTAGCCATTTGGGTATCGCGCTCATAAGCACGATGCTTCATAGCCTCTACGCGACGTGCGATGAGTTTGATGTCTGCCATTGTTATCCTATCGATTGGTTAAAAAAAATTACATTGATGAAGAAGAACGTCCGCCACCAGCGCCGCGCTTCTTAGGTGTACCCATTCCACCAAAACCGTATGGTGAGTTTGAGCGACCTGACTTTGATTCGTTTGCTGCCTTGTTCTTGTAAGAATTGATACGAGCAACACCGTACATGCGCTTTACGCCTTCTGTGTATGTTGCTGATGCTTTTCCAGCGCCGACCTTCTTAAGTGCACTTGTCATACCATCAGACTTAATCTTATCAATTGTAGCCTGGGAAACTTTATTCTTTACCAACTTAGGCATTGATGCCTTTGCTGATGCGTCCATTGACTTTGACTTTGCTACTGATGCGCGGCGTGTAACGGATGCTGTGTTCTTAGCGCGCGCTGAATCTGCTGACTTTGCTGCCATTTCTTTCTCCTATTATTCGTATTGAGCAAGTTCGTAATCGTTGAGATTAACAACGTAACGATTGCTTTGCTGTTTTGCCGTAGCCCACTTGTTTGGGATATGGCTCTGGCTCATTCTTGTTGTGCCTATTACTTCGCGCGCACGTAGTTCACAGAACCACAGTGCCATTACGCAGTCTGTCTTGCCTTTGGTATCTGGCTTCCAGGTTATTAATTGCTGGATTAAAGCCTTAATACCTTCTGAACCATCTTGCGATGGCAGTTCCATTAAGTTGTCATCTTGATGCACATTGCTACGCATAGTCCCAAAAAGACCTGACATAGCAGCCACACCAAAGCCCGTGTCCCATTTATTTCTACCAGTAAACTGGCTAGAAAACCTGACACCAGCAGAGGCAAGATAAGTACGTAAGACTTCATCTAAAGCATAGGCTTTCTGATGAGCATTAGTCTCAATACGTAGTTCTTGTGGACGATACTTTTCAACCCACGTCTCAATTAACTTTTGAATCTTTTGAGGAGTTGGCTCTTGCATATTCTCTACATCGAGGATGTAGCGTTTTCTTGTCTGACGGTCAACCGTCATAATAACAGCAGCGGTGTTACCACTCATCGCTGGGTCTAAGCCCATGATGGTGTACCACTGACCTTTTTCTTCTGGATGACCAGGCGTACCAGGCTTTAGAGGTCCGCGCTTGCGCATCCTGTTAACTGAACCTTGGACACAAGCAGGGGGGAAAATAGAATCTTCCTGGACGTCCTGCTGCTGATAAACAAGTGCCCAAGCAGAAGGAGAGACTTCTGAACGTCTGCGAAACAGTGCTGGCCCGTTCCACTTAGGATAAAGGCCGTCCTCATCTGGAAGGATGTTGTCTTCTGAACCTTCCCATGGGATATTAGACTTTGGCCAAAGGGTAGTCCATTTTTCTGGGTCATCGTTGTACTCCAATACTGCTGGCATTGACATGTAGGTAAACGGTGTCCTGCCACCCGTCCAGTGTTCAGGATTGCGAATCTCTCGATATAAATCATTTGCTGCGATTCGTGTGCCTACAATCAGCAACTTACCAGAATCACCAAGACGAGTAATTACATCTCGCTGCAACCACAACAGTTGCTTTTCCCATTCATGAGCGTTAGATGTAGTAACAACGTCGTCAAGAATGATAAG